AAGATTTTTCTTTTGTTTGTCTGACAGTTTTTTCATAATTAAGTTTTACGATAACCTCCACCACGTTTCTTATAAGTTCTTACAAGCCACGCATTAGCATAAGCAGAGGGGTAGACATTAAACTTACTCTTAGCTTCTGACTTTACCCTTGCATAAAGTTTTGGATTGGTTGGTGTGTTAGCCATTAGACAACATCTGAACTACCGATTCTTGCATATACGCTTTGTGTGTATGCTGCATCTTTACCATAGCGAGGATCACTCATTGCAGCAGTAATTTCGGCTGCTGTTTGGAATGGGTTGTTGTCACTACGAGGAGTACGACCATTGATTAAGTCTGGCTCATAGCCTTGTGATTCATTCATTTGTGCTTTAAGTCCTTGAACTGCGATTTTTATTACAGGTACATTAGCTGTTTCAAGTAGTTGATTGAAAGAATCTAATGTCTCCTGTGGAAGATTGTTTGTACTCCATTCTACTAATTGTTCATAAGCCTTGTCTCCACCTACAGATTGTTTGATTTCATTTGACTGTGCTGTAGTCACATCTTCTGGTGATCCACCTGTACCTCTCAATCCATCAAGGTATGTATCTATAACTTGTTTTGAAAAGCCAGCTTCACCTAGCTTGCTGTAATCATCTTCATTTATATTTCCTGTATCTGAGAATCGTTGGGTTATATCTTCTACATCAATCCCAACTTCTTCTAGTACAGAAGCAAGACCATCACCATAAAATTCTTCAGCATCAAATGATGGCTGTTCTTCTTGGTTCTCATCTGTCTCTTCAGTACCTTCTGCCTTTTCTTCTGTTTGTTCTATAGCTCCAAGCTTACCTTCAAGTTCTTTGTAGCTGTTAGCCATATCTTCAACAGTCTTAAACTTACCAGCAATAAGACCATTGTCATCTTTCAAACTTTCCAAGTCTTGTGCAGACATTGGTGGGGTTTCGTTAGCCTGTACCTGTGATGATGTCATAGTGGTTTTATCCTAACTATAGTGAATTGTACTACCATGTCTAGTAGTAACATCACCTGACTTTTCTGGTACAGGGTTTTTTTCATACTCTCCTACCCTACTAACGACAGCTTTAGCAGAGACAAACTTTCCGTCTTCGTCTCTTTTTCTACTCTTGGATTGTGGCTTCTTGGTTGGCATTGGTGTCCTCCGTAATTTGTTTTGCCTTTGCATTGTTTTGTGGGTCAAGCAAAGGTGAACTCAAAGCAGCACTACCGAGTGATCGAACAAGCTCTTGTTGTTGTAACTGCTGCTGTTCTTCGGCAATCTGTTGTGGTGATTTTATCAGATTTGTACTGTCAATGCCAATAGAGGTAGCAAGCATCTTGACTGCTTCATCTAAATTTACGAACTGTCTCATAATATCTCCACCTAAAGCTTGAGATACAGTCGTAATAAATTCAATAAGTTTATCTCTATCATGTCCTCTACCTAACCCTTGAAGTCCTGTGATGATATGGAGTTTCACTATATTGTCTGGTAGCTTGGGTGCTTTGCCTGACTTAACTAACAAGTGCATACGTCTTCTTAGATATACAAGTTGAAATTCTTGAGTCAGGATAGAGTAGATTCCACCAAGACTATTCTCTAATTCATTAGTCAGTATCTTTAGCTCTGTACTTGTAACTCTTTCAGCGTCACGTTGTACTGCCTTTGCCATAAGGAAAGCATACTCAAGTCTTGATTCAATTCTTTGTACTGCTGTAAAAGATGTTTGTAGGTCTGCCCCTTTATTAACCTGTAAGACAGAAACATCTGTAGCCAAGCCTTCTCTAATAGCTCCGTTAGGTGCTTTGCTTAGAGTCGAAGCACGAGTTACCCCATTAGGATTTACCAAAAATAATGTACGTGCTGACGCTGCTGCTGCTTCAATTATTGCTTTCATCAAAGCTTCAAGAGAAATCAAGTCGCCCCTATATTCTTCAACATATCCCCTTCCGTAACTTTCTCCTGATTGTCGAATAAACCTGAGAGGAATAAAAGGAGTGACATCTACTTTAGACATACCATCTGTGCTTGGTATCTTTTCGTTCTTACATTCTTGATGCCACATGAAAGAATCATTGACTCTCTTAACGTGTGTGTATATATCCAACTCTTCTTCCATCTCTTCGCTGTATTGTTCTTTCTGCTTTATCAGTTCTAAAAAATCTGCTGGTAATGCTTGAGCATTTATAGTTTCTTTAATAATAATTTCTAGAGTATTACCATTAGGATCTCTGCGTATCACATACTTCTCTAATGGATATACTTGTAGTCCTTTATCTGTCAGGTATAGAAGAACATTACCACCTACGATTAAATGCTTGAGTGCTTCAAACATTCCTACCCTATCGTTTGATACTTCTATCTCAGACATCAAAGCATTTTCTATCACCCTCAAAGCTTTATCCATCTCAGACTTTTGTTCACTAGCACCTTCTTGCATCAAGGCAAGACTATCAATAGTCAGCTTAAAGAAAGGAGTAGATGGTGGCAACAAAGCAAGCAGCAACTTAGCTGCTAACGAGTTGACACCTCTAGCACCTACACCTTGGAATGGTGTTTTAGTTTTACTTCTTGTACCCCTTGCATTTTCTGGTATCAGATTAGGCAAGGTAAGCTTTGAAGAATCTCTAGCTTCTCTCAAAAAGATAGATCTTTCTTGCTCGTAAAGAGCATACAAAGATGCTGCTGTCTTTTGTGATGAAGTGTAAGCCATGTTATACAGGGTAGTTTAGATCGCTAGTACTTAACAAAGGTATTCGCAAAGAGCTAGTACCAAGCCTTCTAGCAGACGTAGCCCTTGTTGATCTTCTAGCAGCAGCAGTCAAACCAGTAGCACGTTGTTGTCCTCTAACAGTAGCAGCAGTACCAACTGGTCTAGCCCTAGTTGGTGTTGATACTCTGTTACCTCCTGTAACTACTCTCCCTGCTGTTGGCTCTGGTGGTGGGGGAATAGGTCTTGGTGCTGGGGGTGGCGGTGGTGGCGGTGGTGATCCTCTGCACATAGTTACTTACCTTTTAGTTGGTATAGTGTTCATTATATAGCTTCCATAGTTATGTCAATCATATCATAATCAACAGTATAGTAACCATCTCGAACCCCAATAGCTTCGGGTAGTTTAGTTATAACATCTTGAGCCATAGCACCACGATAACGAGTATCATCATTCTTGTAATTAAACTCGTATATTTTATATCCCATCTTAGATATACCTGTTTGAACTATATTTTCTTTTAGTCTTATATCACTAGCTCCACCATAAGAACCTTTAGGTCTAGTATTTTTTGCTGCTTTTCTACGTAGTGCTGCCTTCTGTGCCTTCTTTCTATTGGCAGCTAAGTTAGCTTTTTGTTGTGCAGTTTTGTTACCTCCCCCACCTCTTCTTAATAATTCTTCTGTTCTCTGTAGGTTTGGATCTACATAAGTTCCTTCTTTCTTCTGTCTCTTGATCTTTAATTCTTCTGTAACTTTCTTTGTATCTTTAGGATTCTCTACACCTGTCTGACTACCTGTTACTACAGGTGGTGCATCTTGAAACGCAGCAGTCTCACGTTGCGGTGTTGCATAAGATGGACTTCCTCCTATACACATAACATCAATCCAAAACCTTTTGATTTAACATACTCTCTTCTTGTCTTTTTTGTTGTTCAATAAGATAGTCAACTACAAATCGTTGCCCTGCTTTATACCATATCTCTCTATCAGATAATGACAAGTCAGGGTGACGTTGTGGAAATGCAGCATCAAGACCAGCGATCAGTTCATTTGTGATTGGTGGTAATAATGGATTCGCCATAATTCTATGCTATCATCAAATCAATGGGAGTGGTTACCCATTGGTAAAGCGTAGAGAACCCCTGAGACAAGTGACTCGTCTTGGGGGTTTTCTTCATGGCTTCCAAAGTTTCACCTCACCTGTATTATAATCGTAATCTCCTTCTCGTAATATTCTTGTGAGTCTTGCATTAAGAATTGCATCAGCAATACTGTAACCTTTCTTTGTATAAGTTTCTAATACCTTTGTCCATAGTGCATCAAGAGTATCAGGTGTATTAGTTAAAGTCTTACTTGCTGTAACCATACCCATACCTTTAATACCAATAATCCCATCACCTGCATCACCAGCTAGTGACATCTCTAACCAATGTCTATTAGCTTTCTTCTCTGTGATATGTTCAATCTCATCTTCAGCAATCAACTTGCAAGGTACAGTCCTCATATCTTTATCGACTGATACTATGATTGGATCTTTATATTTACCATTGGTTGCAAGCAAAGCCATGACATCATCTCCTTCAAGGTTTTCATAACTGACTGATTCATAGTTTTGTTTGACTTGTTTGATTACAGTCTTAAGTGCTAAAGGTTTTCTTTTACCTATCCTGTTGATCTTGTACTCAGGAAATATGTCATGTCTAAATGTAGGGTAAGAAGTAAAGCACATAACTATGTCATGCTTTCCTTCAGCAATAGTTTTATAAACATCAAGTCTGGTATCAATGAGATTTAATATATCTCTTTCATCAGAGTGAAGTGTATGCTCCCACTCTGTCCATCTGATGTCTTGTTCACAAGCACAGCAAGAAGAGTAGACCAGCCAATCAGCATCAATTAATAAAGTCATAGATCTCCAAAAGAATTTTCATATACAATTAACCGACCTGTTTTTTGGTCGTATAATAATTTATCTACTTCACCTGTCATACCTGTATGTCTAGACTTCAATACCTTTAGCTGAAGTCTTTGCCTTTCACTCTCATCTCCTACTTGGTTTCTTGATGCACCAAGTACTACATCTGATAGCTGAACTAAAGAGTGAGAACCTCTCAGGTCTGATGTATCAACCTCCCTGCCCGACTCATGTGATTGTCCTTGTGGTCTTCGTAAGTGACTGACCAATACAAGAGCTATACCTGT